ATTGAAAGGTAGGGGTACTGAGTTAGAAGTTACCAGAAGATATGTGGTGTATATCAATGAACCACAACAAGAGTTTATTGATAATTATGCACAGATGTTCTCTCCTATTGCAACACCTCCTAAAAAATTAATATTATAATGATATTATCTGAACAGGATGCTATATACGCAGCTGATAAATTCATCAATTACTTTTCCAACATGGATAGGATTGATGAATATTTGCGTAATGTAAAAATTGAACGTGTATTAAATCGTAGTCCTCTTTCTCAATTTTATGAGGAAGAGGATACTCATGGTATGTTTACTGCATACGATATGCATCCAGAGGATATGGATATTGGTTGTTATGAAGCTAGAGATCTTAAGAAGACTAGTGGAAGGGTATCTGGTATTAGATCCCTCAGAGAGTTTAATGAGAAACTACAGATAACAACTTCACATGCAATTGAAGATTCTGTGCCTGGAAAATCTCTAAAGTGGATGGTAGTTGAAAAGAATACAAATACAATTATTGGTTTTTGTAGATTTGGTTCTCCTACTATTAATTCTAGACCACGTAATGAATGGTTAGGTACTACACCCGATCTAACAATCTTTAATCGTCATGCTATCATGGGATTTATTATTGTTCCAACGCAACCATTTGGATACAATTATCTTGGTGGTAAACTTTTGGCTATGTTGTGTTGCACACATGAAGTTAGAGAAATATTAAATAAGAAATATGATGCCAATATCTGTCATTTTGAAACAACATCTTTATATGGTTCCACAAAGAGTTCATCACAGTATGATGGATTGAAACCTATCATGAGATATAAAGGCTTGACTCAGAGTAATTTTACTCCACTACTTCACGATCAAATCTTTAAGGGTCTAAACAAATGGTTTATCGAGAGAAACAATGGAAATACACTAGTCAAAGCCGACGCTTCCAGTCGCAAGTTAAAAACACAACAACGGATGATAGCTATCATCAAAAAGAACTTAAGTTCTCAAAAGGCTGTGGAATTCCAGACTGCGATTGCAAATGCAACAGCACTAACTGAAAAGAAAAGAACTTATTTTTCTGATTATGGTTTTGGTAATGTAAGAGAAGTTTTACTTGGTGAAGATAAAACACTAGTAGAGAATCCTCAAAACTTTGATAAATTCTATATGGAATCTGTTATACAAAAATGGAAAAAGATGGCTTCTAAACGATACAACAAACTTAAATCTTCTGGTAGTTTAAGAACTGAACTTGAAGTATGGACAAAAGACATGGACATTGACATTATACGATGACTAAAACTGAAATCATTCATGGTAAAGTAAAGACTGTCTTTACCACATCAGATCCTGATATAGTTTTTATACAATATGAGGATAGAGTTACTGCTGGTAACGGTAGGAGAGAAATGGTATTGGAAGATAAAGGTCGCATCTGTTGTGAAATATCTTCAATCATATTTGAGAAGTTGGAGAAGGTAGGAATTAAAACTCATTATCTTGATATGATTCCCGAAAGGATTATGTCATGTAAGAAAGTTAATATTGTTCCATTGGAAGTTATAGTTAGAAACATTTCTGCTGGTTCTATTTGTAGACAGACTACAATTCCAGAAGGTAAATTGTTTATGACACCTTTAGTTGAATTTCATTTGAAGGATGATAGTAAAGATGATCCACTTCTTACATTTGATCGTATGAAGTTGATGGGATATGATGCAGAAGAATTTATTGGAACTGCATTACAAATTAATCGACAGTTGATAAAAATATTTTTTGATATTGGTTTTGACTTAGTTGATTTTAAAATAGAATTTGGTGATGATAGTGAGGGTAATTTGATTCTTGCTGATGAGATTAGTCCTGATAGTTGTAGACTATGGAAGACTGGAACTAAAGAAAACTTTGATAAAGATTTGTTCAGGAATGATAATGGTGATATAATAAGTGCATATACACATATCTTGAATGAATTGAAGAGATGACTTTAAGACAGTATATAGATAAACCTAGAAAGGATTGGGATGATAAAAAGTGGCTAGAACACGCACATCTTATGGTACACTCTCCTTGGATATCTGATGATGATAGAGAGTATTGGCGTGATAAAATTAAGGAGTTAACATGAACATGTGGTATGTTATAGGGTGGACAATAGTTACACTATGGTTACTATCTAAACTAGGAGTTTTTAAAAAATGATTTTTTTAATAGGTATAATGTCATTTGCAAATTTTGTATTCTATCCATTAGTGATAGGATTCTTTATTGCATTGATAATAGAACAGATTTTTAGATCTCAAGATAAAGCCCCAGAGATTCTTAGATCTATGGCAATAAGAAAGTATCTCTGGAGACAGGCCTGGTTGTTTAATATCATATGGTTTGTTGGATATATTATTCTCATGTTTACATTGAGAGGACAACAGGCACCAATGCCTGATCTTATTTGGGAAGGATAATGGAACTTAAAGATTGGCTCAATAGTATTAATCTCAATAAGAAAGATATTATTACAGAAGATCCAGACACTGAACGTGAGTATGCACCTTTCATTATTAACAAATGTATGTCAGGTCATCTTGATACGGTTTTGTTAGCTAATGAGATGAATATTAATCATGCATTACCTAAAAGACTTCAATATGATTTTTTTCTAAATAGTGTGAGGAAAAAGAAGAGATTCTCTCCTTGGTTGAGAAAAGATAAGATTAAAGATCTTGATTGTGTGAAACGTTACTATGGTTATAGTAATGAAAAAGCGACACAGGCTCTCCGCATTTTATCATCTGAACAAATTGCATTCATTAGATCTAAACTTGAGATTGGAGGAAAAAAATGAGTACCGAACCTGAAGTGAGTTGGTCTCCTGATAATATGATTGAGGTTACTCTACGAGAACCTGATGATTTTCTTAAGGTACGTGAAACACTTACTAGAATAGGTGTAGCATCCAGAAAAGAAAAGAAGTTATATCAATCCTGTCACATTCTGCATAAACAGGGTAAGTATTTTATAGTTCACTTTAAAGAACTATTTGCATTAGATGGCAAGACTGCTAATCTAACTCAGAATGATGTTGCACGTAGGAATCGTATAACACAATTATTATGTGATTGGGGTCTAGTTAATAGAGTAGATCAAGATACTATTTTAGATGTTGCACCTTTAAATCAAATTAAAGTTCTTGCATATAGTGAGAAAAGTGATTGGGTTCTAGAGACAAAATATAATATTGGCAAGAAAAGAAAAGTTGAAGAAACTAAATAATAAATGGGTGCAGATATATCCAGTATTTTTAGTGAAAAGGGGGTGGGGGTTTCCCCACTCTTTTTTTAATGCTTTCTGTTATAATTAGTAGTGTACGCCGTAAGGGTACACAATTTACACTCGCTTTTAAAGGAGAACTATTATGAACAACTTAGCAAGATACCATGCTGCCAATCTTCCAGAATTGATGGAGAAGATTTCAAAACATGGAATAGGGATGGATGATTACTTAGATAAATTCTTTAATTCAGATTTCCCACAATCAAACTATCCACCATTCAATTTGATACAATTAAATAATCATGAGTCGAAACTCGAAATCGCACTTGCAGGGTTCAAGAAAGATGAAGTTAAAGTCTATACGGAGTTTGGAAAACTATATGTCGAAGGCAAAAAAGAAGAATCAGAAAATGTTGGAGAATTTGTCCATAAAGGATTGGCCCAACGAAGCTTCCAGAGACTTTGGACGATCACCGATGATACAGAGGTTGGATCGGTCAGCTTTGTTGATGGACTACTCACCGTGGAATTAAAGAAAATAGTTCCAGAACATCATGCAAGAAAGGAATATCTTTAATAACTCTAAGGGGAGCTTGACTAAAATCAAGTTCCCCTTTATAATAGCCAAATTAAGAGTAAAGTAATGACGGTCAAACTTTTAACCCTGAAACCCAAACAGGATGTAATTGCTGATATAGAAGAGATTAGAACTACGGATGAGGAACCTAGAATAGTTGGTTATCAACTTTCACATCCTTATATTATTACACTTTCTCGTATGATGAATGAGGATCAGACTGTTAGTGATAGTATCAGTGTAAATATAAGCCGATGGAATCCTTTTTCCAGTGACACAGTATTTCAAATACCTGCTGACATGGTTAGTGTTATTTGCGAACCTCTTCCAAAGTTAAAAGAATCTTGGGAAGAAAAAGTTGGCAGTGAAGAAAAGGTTGTTAAAGAATTATCACAACCACCATTAGAAAATACAGTAATTGAACAGGAATTATTAAATGAAGAACGTACAGATTCTGATACTAAAGAATGAACAAGTTGTCATCTCTGAAGTCATATCAGTGACGCAAGAGATTGGAGAACCTGATTGTAAATTAGTTAAACCAAAATTAGTTGTGCCTGGCGATAGACCAGATAAGAGAGTGGTTGAATGGTTGGATGAATATACCGATCAAGATGCTATAATGATAAGGTCGGATGATGTTCTTACATTTGTCGAGCCGACCACTGATCTTTTAGATTACTACGTGACAATTACCTGATGAGATTCTATACTAATATTCAAATGGTCGGGAACCAAATACTGGTTCGTGGTTATGAGAATGGTAAGAGGTATACTCATAGAGATGTTTATAATCCTACATTATTTGTTTCTTCTAAGAAGAAGAGTAACTATAGAACTCTATCTGGCGAATATGTAGAACCAGTTAAGCCTGGCACTATTCGTGAGACTAGAGATTTTATTAGTAAGTATAATGATATAGATGGATTTGATGTCTTTGGATTTGAGAGATTTATATACCAATATATTTCTGATAATTATCCAGAGGATCAGATTGAGTTTGATATTAGTAAGATTAAATTAGTAACAATTGATATTGAGACTAAATCTGAAAATGGATTTCCTGATGTTGAATCTGCTTCTGAAGAAGTATTATTGATTACTATTCAGGATTATACAACTAAAGAAATAATTACATGGGGTACAGGCCCATTTAATAATACTCATGATAATGTTGATTATCGTCAATGTAATGATGAACATCATTTATTAAGTTCTTTCATACAATGGTGGATTGAAAATACTCCAGA